TTTACCCACCCTAACTCATCGTGGGTTTGGTCTTCTATCGCAGAAGGACCACAGGCTATCTACATCTCAGGCTATGATCCTAACGGTACTTCATCATCTGTCTTTAAGATTGGTCTTGATACTGCAAATACAACCACTTTAGGTTTTCCAGAATTATTACCACCTACCGTTGTTATTGATATGCCACAAGGTGAGCGCATCAATGACTTTGATGTATACCTTGGTGCTTACGCAGTTCTTGCTACCAGTCTAGGCTTTAGAGTAGGTATTGCAGATACTACTGGAGACATCCAGTATGGACCACTTCTGTTTAGAGATGCACCCTGTAACTCTATTGCTTTCAGAGATAGTTATGCCTACATTGCAACCCTTGTAGATGGTACAGCAGGGTTAGTCCGTGTAGATCTATCCACTAATGTTCTAGCAAACAGCCTGTTTTTTCCTTGGGCTTGGGACCTAATAGCAACTGGTACTACTACCACTGCATCTCAAGTAGCCTTCTTTGGTAACTCAGATAGAGCAGCCTTTACCAATGGCAATAACACTTGGGCTGAATCTACAACCAGCCTAGTAGCAACTGGCTACCTACGTACTGGCTTTATTCGCTACAACACACTTGAGACAAAGATTTACAAACTGATGCAAGCTCGTGTAGATACCACTAATGGTGGCATTAACATTGACTCTATTGACTCGGTAGATACTGAGTATCGTATTGGTACATTCTCACAAGGAGAGACAGTTCCTCAAATCAATATCAGTTACCCACAAGCTGCACAAGAGTATCTAGGATTTAAGTTTACTTTGTCTCGTTCTAGTACCGATGCAACCAAGGGTCCATTATTTACTGGTTACCAGATTCGTTCATTGCCTGCAACACCACGCCAGAGACTTATCCAATACCCAGTCTTTTGCTATGACCACGAGAGCGACAAGTTTGGCAATGAGGTTGGCTACGAAGGATCTTCCTATACACGTATGTCACAACTAGAAGCAATCGAAAATGTTGGTGACACTATTCGCGTTCAAGACTTTAGAACCGGTGAGTCATACCTAGGTATCATTGAAGAGATGGACTTTATGAATAAGACTCCAGAAGATAAAAGGTTCTCTGGTTTTGGTGGCACACTACTAATCACAATTAGGACGGTCTAATGCAGGCACAAGACTACGCAACAGTAGCTGTTGCAGTAATGACAATAATCGGTGGCTTTGCTGGTGCTGTGCGCTGGATGGTTAAGCACTATCTTAATGAACTCAAGCCTAATGGTGGTAGTTCAATGAAGGATTCTATGGCTCGTATGGAAGAACGTATAGATGATCTATATAAATTGATTGCAGAGAGATGAGTAACAATGAAGCCAGTTTACTTGGTACAGTACCCTTATGTGCAAAGTAGAAATCTGTAACAAGAAATCCAGAACTTTTGGCTATTGCCCTGGACATTATGACAGGCTTAGAAGAACTGGTAACGTAAACGAAGACAAACCTTTATCTGTTCGTGGTGTTCCGCATATGGATAAACAAGGTTATATGCAATATACAAAAAATGGAAAAAGAGTTTGGCATCACAGACAAGTAATGGAAGAGCACTTAGGAAGACCGCTTCTTTCACACGAATCAGTGCATCATAAAAACGGAGATCGTTCTGATAACCGCATTGAAAATTTAGAAATATGGTCTAGTAGTCAGCCCTCTGGACAGCGTATAGAAGACAAAATTAAATGGGCCTTGGAAATATTGGAAACTTACAATGAATTCAGATAAGGAAATAACTAATGAAACCTGTTGTGAAACGAGCCACGCCTGCCGCTATTGCTGTACTTCGACAGGCCACAGCGATATGTCCATTGCGTATGAAAGCATCAGATGGACTCCTGCCGTCGAAAGCGCATATCCATCAGAATCCCAACAGTGACCACAACACAGGTTACGCAGTAGATTTAACACACGACAAACTAGGTGGCATTGATTGCGTCTTGTTATTAGAAGCTACAAGAAGATCCTCGTGTGAGTTATTTGATTTTTCAAGGAAAGATTTGGTCACAAGAAAAAGGACTCCGTGAATATACGGGTTCCAATAAACACAATAAGCATCTTCACATCTCAATCAAAGAGGGATGTGGAGATGACACTTCCCCTTGGTTCCCTTGGCTGGGAAAACCAAAGGCTGTCAACAAAGTAAAGGCTGCAATCAAGCCTCTACCCAAGAAGAAGGAGAACCAATGAACAAGAAGAAGTTAGAAGCAATCGCAGCTACGTATCTACGTGCTGGAATTGCTGCAGTAATTGCATTATGGCTCGCAGGCGTAACAGATCCAAAGGCTTTAGCAACAACAGGTATTGCTGCTATCGCAGGTCCATTGCTAAAAGCACTAGACCCAAAGGCTACAGAATTTGGTCGTGGGTCTAAGTAACCCATCAGCGCGAGGCAAAAGAAGAGGCTCACCCCGAAAGGGGTGGGCTTCTTTTTTTATGCCATTTTGTCCACAGGACAGGGAACAACTACCAGATTGCCACAGTTAACACAGGTTGCATCCAGGAAGTACCAGACCAGCTCGTAGTCTTCAAAGGAGGCCATAACGTTAAAGACTTGTGAGCCACACGGACACACGTGAAGTGGTCCTAACTGTCTTAAATCGGCCCCGAAAGGCTCAGGAAGGGCATTCCTGCGCCATCTAAACGATGGCAGGGTTGGTAGACGGAACCGCAGGGTTACTGTACGGTTGGTACTGACGCGCCCTTTGAGGGCGCCTGCCTGTTTAATTCGCCTCACGGCTCATATGGTAGTGCCTAGTATGTGTCGCTACGCGACGACACGCCGTAGTGGTGATAGCCTTCCAGTATGACAACAATCGCGGCACTTGAGGGTATTGATTACGCGGTACTAGTAGCTGACTCACAGATCACCGAGGACAACCTAGTAACTCTTGCAACATCCACGCCAAAGATTGTTGAGGTGGGTAAGTATCTCTTGGCGATATCAGGTGATACTAGACCTGGTGACATCCTTGCCTATAACTGGAAACCTCCGGTGTACAAAGGTGAAGAGCCTGCACAATTTATGGGAAAGAAAGTTATACCCAGTATCAACCAAGCATTTACCGATAACAACTACGACTACAATAAGGCGGACAAAGATGGTGGCTTCGATTATCTCATTGCTTTTAACGGCAATATCTTTCGTATTGCTTGTGATCTCTCTTTTTTCCAAGCAAATCACGGAGCGTATGGCATTGGTAGTGGGGGTCAGCTTGCTCTTGGCTACCTCTATTCAATTGTCAAACCTGATATGGAATTAGATTACGCCAAGCGACACGCCCGTAAAGCTGTAGAGATTGCGTCGGTACTTGACGCCAATACTGGCAAGCCCATACAGTTAGTAATTCAAGAACGACTCTAGGAGGAGTTATGCAAAAAAAGATAGGCAAGTGTTATATCTATGGTGGTCGCAACAGTGGTATTGGTTTAGGTTTTAATGTAGATAAGCACCACATCACTGTTGATTTATTATTCTGGTATGCAGGGTTTGAGTTCAATGGTTGAGTTAGAAGAAGACACAATCAAGTGCTCACGATGTGAGGAAGCAACACCAGAATCTGAACTAACAGAGGTTGGCGCCTGGTGGGTTTGCGGGATATGTTATGACGATATCTAAGGTAGACCCAAAGGAACTACTACTTACTGCTCTCAAAGCAGGGGACGCAAAGCGTTCACGATCTACACAAGTACAGATTGGTCCATCAGAGGTAGGTGGCTGCCGCCGCAAGGTGTGGTACCGACTTAACGATCAACCTGAAACTAATGACAACGAATTAAAGCTCGCTGCGATTATGGGTACTGCTATCCACGCAGAGATTGAAAAAGCGTTAGCAGATAATCCAGATGTATTGATTGAAACTGAAGTTGAATACAATGGAATGAAAGCACACATTGACTGTTTCGTACCTGGTACTGGTGATGTGATTGACTGGAAGACAAGCAAGGTTCGGAACCTTTCTTACTTCCCATCAACACAACAACGGTGGCAGGTGCAGCTATACGGCTACCTCCTAGCTAATAACGGCTATGCGGTCAACCGAGTGTCTCTTGTTGCAATAGCACGGGACGGGGACGAACGTGATGTCAAGGTTCACACCGAAGACTACGATGAGTCCATTGCACTAGAGGCACTCGGTTGGCTAGCGGCTATTAAGGAAGCTAAGGAACCACCATCACCAGAAAAAGATGAAAGTTCCTGCCAGAGTTACTGTCAGTTCTATGACTCATCAGGTGAGATGGGATGCGTTGGTCTAAAAAAAGAACGTATACCAGTCAGTAATGTAATCATTGATGATGCAGACATTGACAAGAATGCACTGTTGTACTTACAGTTAGCAGCACAGATTAAAGAGTTAGAAACACAGCAGGATTCTATGAAGGCATCGCTAGAAGGAGTACTGGGTACTACTAATTCAGGTATCGAAGTGAGTTGGACAACTGTTAAGGGTCGTGAGACTGTTGACGGTGTTGAGGTAGAAAAACTATTAGGGTTTGTCCCTAAGAAGGTAGGAGCTGAGAGTCAGCGACTATCCGTAAAACAAAGTGGAGGAAAGTAAATGGCTACAGAAGGAACAAAGTTCCAAGTCAACTACAAGTTGGCAGACGGAACGCTTATCAATCTTTATGCAACAACAGTTCAGGAACTAGAGACAGGTCTAACTGATCTATCTATGGTTGCATCACTTATCAAGTCAACAGGAAAAGAACTTGGTGGTGCGACACCACAACTAGCACCAACAGCAGAAGCAGTTGCTCAGCAGTTCAATGCAACACCAGTAGCAGCAGCACCAGTAGCTAGCGGTAACACCTGTCGTCACGGAGCAATGGCTTTTCGTGAAGGCACATCTGCCAAGGGACCTTGGAAGGGTTGTATGTGTGCAGCACCCAAGGGTGCGCCAGATAAGTGCGACACTATCTGGGTTCGATAACAAGTGCGGGAGCCAAGTCAATACGAAGCTCCTAGTTGTGAAACTGTTGGTGGGGATTTCTGGTTTCCAGACGCCAAGATTGATATTAAGTCAATCGAAGATACTAAGTATGCAGTAAGTATCTGTAATAGGTGTCCCCATCAAAGAGAATGTGCAGAGTGGGGAATCAAGAAAGAATACTTTGGTATCTGGGGTGGCATTACTCAAAGGCAACGCCAGAAGATCAGAGACAAACGAGGCATTAGATTGAATCAGGAGAAGGACATTGCTTAATCTTTCCCGCGCTTGGAGTGGAGTGCTTACCAAAGCTACGCCACTACCTGATGTGTGGAATGGATTAGCAGTAGAAGGTATTAAGTTTCGCAGAGGCCAGGTATGTATGGTAGCTGCAGCACCTAATGCTGGTAAGTCTATGTTCGCTCTGATCTATGCAATCAAGGCCAAGGTTCCTACACTTTTCTTCTCCGCAGATACTGATACCACTACTGTAATGATGAGGTCTGTATCGCATCTATCTGGTCACTCACAAGTGACAGTAGAGGCAAACCTTTCAAACAATAGCCAGTATTACAATGCACACTTAGACAAACTTTCACACATCAAGTGGGTCTTTGATTCATCTCCAAACATTGATGACTTGGAGTTAGAGATCAGGGCTTACGTCGAACTCTATGGACACCCACCTGAGTTGATTGTCATTGATAACTTAATGAACATCACCGCTGAGACGGACAATGAATGGGCAGGACTTAGAGCAATTATGATGGAGCTACACGATATGGCACGCAAGACTGAAGCCTGTGTAGTAGTACTCCACCACGTATCAGAACAGTCAGAGTATGGGTCACCTACTAACCCACCTCATCGCAGAGCAATTCACGGAAAGGTCAGTCAGTTACCTGCACTGATACTTACACTGGGCTATGACCCAACGCAAGGGATACTTAAGGTAGCACCGGTGAAGAATCGCTTTGGCGCACACACTGCAGACGGCAGTAAATACGCACAGCTACTGGTAAACTACGCAGCAGTACAGATCTCAGACCAGAACGAGTTTGGTTGGATGTTAAGAAAAGATACGATTGCAGGATACCAAGGAGGATACAATGTCTAAACAATATGATGAGTCAATTAAAAAGATACGGAAAGAAGAACCAATTGAAGAGAAGCCACCACTTAGCAACTATTACCGAGACAATCTTAGAATAGATGCACTGCGTGATACCACCAATAAATTGCGTGTAGATGTTGACTCCATCAAGGTTGACCTAACCAACTTCGTTGGTGCGCTGCTGCAATCTGGTGTTGTCGAACTAGTTAAAGATGAAGAAGGCAATGTTATCTACAAGATCAACAAGGTTGTATTGGTAGATGAGTCAGTACAACAAGACTAAAGGTTCTCAGTTTGAGACAGATGTAATGAAGTGGCTCCGAAAGGCGGGTGTCATTGCAGAACGTTTGACAAAAGCTGGGGCAAAGGATGAGGGCGACATCGTTACTGTTATCGCGGGAGAAACCTATATCCTTGAACTCAAGAACAGGGCAACACTTTCCTTGCCTGAGTTCTGGAGAGAAGCACAAGTTGAGGCGCTTAACTATGCAAAGGCTAGAGGACTTGGGGAAGTCCCTTTGTCTTATGTGGTAGTTAAGCGTCGCAACGCATCAATAGATCAGGCTTGGGTCATTCAGGACCTAGCACAATGGACAAAGGAGAAGAATATGCCAGTACCAGGTGGAGAAATAACAACAACAGAGATACTTGTACCAGAAGTTGTACCAGTTGAGGAAGTAAAAGAAGATGAAGATAATTAGAGAGCCAATTCATTTCCACGGTCAAACTGGCTTTAGTGCGAAGCTAATGGAATGGGATATGTCTGACTATATGTTTAATATACAAGCATTTGGTAGAGACTTTGGTTGGAGAATATATAAAGGGAACCCTACTCCAGTAGAGATTCTTGAATGGGAGTCAGGCTTTCAGGATGATGTTATTTCGGAGGATATATGATCTGTGATAACTGTCATAAGGCAGGAGAAGAGAACACTCTTACCCACTACAAGCGTTCAGCTCATTGGCACGAAAAGTGTAATGATAAGGGGTGTGTATGCCAGCACAAGACTGGTCCAGGGTACGTAAAGCGAGCAGGTACAAAGGTTCCGTTGATGCAAACTCAATCCCCATAGGTCCTATTGTTTCGTACTTTGGTGGTGAAGTAAGAGAAGGTAAGAGCGCATCAGTTCGATGCTGCTTGCATAGCGACAGTCGCAGGTCTGCCGTTATCAATACCTATGACAACCTGTACTTCTGCCACACCTGCGGTAAAGGTGGCAATGCAGCTAACTTAGTGTGCATACTAGAGAACTTGGAGTTTAACGATGGCCTTAAACGCGCAGTCGAAATTGCTACTGGAAGCGGCGCAACAATACGCTCAGGCAATAAGTCCACAGGCTCTAGCCGTGCTAAAAGAACGTGGGATCTCTAAAGAAGTTGCCGAACGATTTATGCTGGGAACTATTACTAACCCAATCAATGGTCACGAGATGTATCAAGGGTGGTTATCTATCCCGTACATCACAGCATCCGGTGGTTGTGTTGGCTTTAAGTTTCGCAGACTAGATGATGCCAAGCCTAAGTATGGATCTCCTACTGGGCAGAAGGCACATCTCTATAATGTTTTTGACATCACCATTGACTCACCTTATGTCGTTGTATGTGAAGGTGAGTTAGATGCGATAGTCACTAGTGGAGAGCTTGGGATACCAGCAGTGGGAGTACCAGGTGTTGCAGCTTGGAAGCCACACTTTCCTAAGCTCTTTGCTGGTTATGAAACCATCTTTGTTGTCGGTGACAATGACATCAAAGAGGATGGATCTAACCCTGGAGCTGAGTTTGCTAAGCGCGTGGCGAATGAGGTAATGAACTCACAGATTGTTACACTACCACCAGGTATGGACATCAATGATTA